GGGGTGCTATTGACTGGGATAACAATATATGGGTTTATCGTGAACTGTACGTAAAACAGTTGACAGCAGAGCAGTTGGCAGATAGAATACTACAAGTAGAACAAGAAGATCCGACACCACACTATACTGTACTTGACTCATCATGTTGGAACAAGACAGGGTTCGGCCCATCAATAGCAGAAACAATGATGAGATGTGGTGTGCGATGGACACCATCAGACAGAAACAGACTACAAGGTAAAATGGAAATACATCGCAGGCTTGCTGATGATCCAAGAACAGACGAACCTAGATTACGAATATTTCCGAACTGTGTCAATCTTATCAAACAGCTATCAGGCATACCTCTTAGCAAAACAAATGCAGAAGATGTGGACACAAAAGCAGAAGATCACGCATATGATGCACTGCGATATATGTTAATGACAAGGATGACAGGATATGTGTCGATTCATAAAATGCTTGGTGGTATCAAGAATCAGGTCTACAAAGTACATGATCAAACATTTGGATATTAATAAATGGCAGAATTAGCAAAATTTGCTCAACAAGATGTAGATGGCTTAAAAGAAGTTGAGCGTTTACTATTTTCAGATGGTAAAATAGAATCCTATAAAGACTTCCAAAAAAGATTGCAAGCAGGTAATCTAACTGTAAGAGATGCTTATTTGGCTAAAGCATATCGATATGGTCTGAAGATATCACCGATCATGGAAGAGAATCCTGATACAAGTGCGATAGCTAAAAAATTAAAAAAAGCATTTCCTGCGACACAAGGTGCAGGACAAAGTATAAAAGGTCTTGCAGATGAGATAAATGTAACTGTAAAAAATAAAATAAGTTTAGACGATCTTTTTGACGACAGATCAGATAATCTTCAAAAGGTATCTACATTAAAGACATCTATACAAAAAGTAAAAGAAGGCAAAAAACCAATAGCTCAAGGAACAAGGTTATTAGGAAATGCACTTTTAGATAATGATAAAGCGATACTAAAAGCTATGGCTGAAGGTTTAGCCAAAATGCCAAATGGACCTGTTAAAGACGCTATAGTGGCAGGTATGATGGGTAATAGATTTGTAGATGTCGAAGGTATGAGATCTACTTTAAAACAAGCACTTGAAACAGAAATCGAAAGACCATTTTACAATATAGAAACTGGGGTACAAGAAAATCCAGATAGAACAATAAGAAAACAACTAGGTCCTTCCAAACAATTACCACCTGTAACAAATCAAATATACAGAAATAGATATGCGACAGCAGGTCCTACAGGTGAGTTATTTAAAGGTGTAACACGCACACAAATAAACGCTGCACTGAAAAAGATTTTTAGTGAGATACCTGAATCTATACAGGTGCAACTTAAAAGAGACTTATCGAAAAACGGAACATATACTGATCTAAGAAGAATAACTGCAGCGTTTGTTGCAAAATCTTTAGGAGATGTAAAAGGTGCTGATATGATTATAAGTCATAGTCCTACAGTAGATGATTTAAGTTTAGATGGTAGAATATCACAAGTATTTAAAAAGTTTTATGTTAATATTAAAGATCCGAAAAATTTAATTAAAGTATCTGAAGGACTTGCCCTTTTTGAAAGAGAAATAGCTAGACAGTTAGTAGGTCCAAAAGCTACTGCAGGAGATTTAGCTAATGCGTTAGGTGTAGACGTTCCTGAAACATTTGATGCTAAATATCCCACAACTAAAATAATTATAGATGACACAGGAAAAACTGGAACTATAGAAACTTTTGAACGTGAGCCTGAAGATATAGAAGCTGACAAAAAAACTAAAAAATTAAGAACAGAACAAACACAAGCTAGTATAATACAAGACACAGAAAAAACAACAGGTAAAACTTTAGACTTACAAATGTCTAATTTAGAAAAAAGGAGTAGGATAAAAGAACTACAAATTAAAGTAGCAAAAGGCGAAGCAGAATTAGCTGAAATAAATGAACTTAATGATTTAAAATCAAAGAAACCAGTAAAATCTGGGTTAGACACTTGGATAGAAAAGAATCCAGAAGCATATCAAAACATACAAAGACCTGCACGTAAACCAAAAATAAGAAATAAAAATTTTAAAAAGACTCAGCCAAATGTAAGTGGCCCTAAACTAAGAAGTTTTGCTCTTATTAATGCACCTTTTGCAAAATTGTTTTTTGATGCGTATTTTAATGATGCTAAAAATGAAGGTTACGATGATGAAGAAGCAACAACACGAGCGTTACTTCTTACGGCTTCAGATGTAACACCCGGAATCGCAGAAGCTAAATTTGCGTATGAATCATTCTTACCAAAAACCGTAGGTGCTGCAGAACTTGACCCATTTGAAGCTTTTAAATCAGATGATCAAATTATATCAGAACAAGAAGAGATGCAGGCAAAAGCTGATGAATCATACTTTAGAGAAAGTATTTCACCTCAACTCGATGATGAACTTGATGTACAAAAACAAATGAACATCAAAGAGATGGGAGCAAGTTTCAGACGAGAAGCTGAAAGAAAGAGCCAACTATCGTTGGATGAACAAATGCAAATGTTAAATCAAGGGAGTTAATGATGGCAGAAAATCTCAATCAAGGTGCAGCCTATATAATGGGATCAGACAAAGTATCAGTTGATGATGCTCAAGGATCTACTAACTTATATAGAGAAGGTCTTGAGTTTACAACAGATGTAAACCCAGACGTGCTGACACAGGATATGCCAAAGAAGCAAACAAAACCTACTGTTGAAGCTTCTTTATTCGCTATGGCTGATGACAGAAACTACTTCTAAGTGAGGTAAATTATGGCTGAATATGGTTCAGGGTTTATCAATTCTGAAGATGAAGAACCGATAAACATTCAAAACTCTGAGGAGTTGATGCCCGGACTTGCAGGGTACATAAAAAGTAAATTTGAAGATTCTGAGAATGGTAGACGTAGCCACGAACAACGATGGTTACAGGCATACAAGAACTTCAGAGGTACTTACGATTCAACAACACAGTACCGTGATTCAGAAAGATCCAGAGTATTTGTAAAAATAACAAAAACTAAAGTTCTTGCTGCGTACGGACAGATTGTTGATATACTTTTTGCAAACAAAAAATTTCCACTTGTTGTTCAATCTACGCCTATACCAGAAGGTATAGCTGAGTTTGCTCATCTTGAAACACCTTTAGATGAGGTGGTAGATAGATATGGATACAAAGGAGATGGTAGAGAACTTCCTCCGGGTGCAACTGAAGCTACACCTAATCTAGACTTTTTAGGTGGCATGGCTAATAAGTTTCCAAACGCACCATTACGTGAAGGTCCTGCTCTTGCAGGTGAACCACAAATATCTCCTGCAGCCGAAGCCGCACGAAAGATGGAAGAGTTAATACACGATCAACTTTTAGATACAAATGCAGTGAATGTATTTAGACACGCTATATTTGAAGCGTGTATGTTAGGCACAGGTATTGTAAAAGGCCCACTGAACTATAACAAACAAGTACACAAATGGACAAGAACTGAAATGGGCAGAGTATATGACCCATACATAAAAGAATGTCCAAAGATAGAACCAGTATCGTTGTGGGATTTTCATCCTGATCCTGCAGGAACAAGTGTTGAGGATTGTGAGTATATCATACAACGACACCGTATGAATAGACAACAATTAAAAGCATTAACAAATAGACCGTATTTTAACAAGCAAGCTATTGAAGAGTGTCTTGCAAAAGGTCCTAACTACGAAGATAAATATTACGAAGATACAATAAGAGATGATGAAACAGAGCCATATTATCAAGAAAACAGATTTGAAGTTCTTGAATACTGGGGTGTTATTGATACTAAGTTTGCTGACGAGGTAGGTTTAAAATTACCTGACTCAGTGTCAGAAACAGATCAAGTTCAAGTAAACGCTTGGATGTGTGGTAACATAATACTTAGATGCGTTCTTAATCCATTCACTCCTGCACGATTACCCTTTCATGTATTTCCATATGAAATCAATCCATATCAAATATGGGGAGTGGGTGTAGCAGAGAATATGGAAGATGCACAGATGCTAATGAACGGACACGTTCGTATGGCAATAGATAACCTAGCACTTGCAGGTAATCTTATATTTGATGTAGATGAAGCTAGTTTAGTACCCGGTCAAAACATGGATATATTCCCCGGTAAGATATTCAGACGACAGTCTGGTGTGACTGGTACAGCAATTAACGGATTAAAGTTTCCTAACACTGCACCAGAGAATTTGCAGATGTATCAAGTGTCTAGACAACTTGCAGATGAAGAGACAGGCATACCATCGATCATGCACGGACAGACAGGTGTAACGGGAACTGGTAGAACTGCTGCAGGGTTATCAATGCTCATGGGATCAGCAGGACTGTCTATGAAAACTGTTATAAAAAACATAGATGATTACTTATTAAAACCAATGGGGGAAGCATATTTTCAATGGAATATGCAGTTCAACGATGATGCTGAAGATGTAGAGGGAGATCTTGAAATCAAACCTCGTGGCGTTGCAGCAGTGATGCAAAAAGAAGTACGAAGTCAAAGATTGACTGCATTGTTGCAAACTGTAATGAACCCAACATTAGCACCGTTTGTGAAGATACCAAACTTGATGAGAGAGCTTGCAATATCTCAAGACATAGATCCTGATAGCTTGGTTAACGATTTAAATGAAGCACAGATATATGCTGAAATATTAAAAGGACTTCAAAATGCTCAACAAGGAACTGGCAGCGAAGGTGGCCCCCCTAACCAACAATCACCAGATATGGGTGGGTCTGGAGGAGTACCTCAAGGAACTACTCGACCTAACGAACAAGGGATTGGCAACGGCACTATTGGAGTCGGAACTACGCCAACTGCAGGGGAGAGCGGCTTTACTGGCAACACTCCTCAACCTGAAGAATGATGTTGAAAAGGTAATGACACAAAAATGAATCTTTTTAGAAGTAACCCACAATTAAATAACGTTATAAAAAGAATACGCAACAAAAGGCGTTTGCAGGATGCTTTAGCTGAAAATAATATTAATGTTGAAACAACAGAAGAAAAAGAAAGTTCAGATGTTGAAAAACAAGCTTCAGGTTTAGGAATAGAAGACGTTCAAGTCAGTAACATATCTCAAAGTATTGTGGATGCAGAAGAAATGATGGATATAGCAGGCGTTGGTAAAGGTCAAACAGTAGGAGAAGTTGCTAGAGATATTGGAAAACAAGGTAGAGAATTTGCCGATCCGTTTGCTGAAGCAGTTACATCTCTCGGTGGTAGAGAGGGAATAGCAGCAAAAGCAGGATTAGCAACCTACGGATCTTTGTTAGCAGGTCAAACAGAATTGGCAAAAGGTTTGTACACTGGAACACAGATGTTATCAGGACCTGCAGGTATGGCTCTTAATGTTATAGGACCTACAGAAATGTACGGTGATGTTCCTGTAGCTATGGGCAGTGGTGCTTTTGGACAGGTGTCTGATAAAGTCATGGGGATGCACTACGATGTTGCAGCCAAAATGAACGCAGGCATAGCAGGATACAATCAAGGTGTTATAAACGGACAAATTATAAGTTTAAGTCCGGGATTTTTTGGTGGACAAGTTCTTACAGGTAATATTCCCCCCGGTTTAACTGCAGGTGAATTCTCAGATCTGATGGATGAAAGAGAAAAACGTGCCTTAGAATTAGAGGAAATGGGTGTGGATACATCTAAAGGACTTGGCATAGTTGATCAGTTTACAAGTCCACAAGCTGCAATGGAAAAGGGTGGCATTGACGTTGGAGCATTTGACAGTGCAACTCAAGCAGCTCAAGCAGGTATAGGATATTCTTCTTATGATGCTCAAGGCAATCCAACTGGTGCAGCTCCTGCAGGTTCACAATATAGTGCAACAGGTATATTTTCATCAGACCCCCCTAGTGATGATAACAATGACAGTGGTAATAATGATGGTGGTGGTAGCACTGGAGGTGGTGATCCAAGTAGTGATATGGGATTATCTACTGCGTATGGTGGAAAAATAAACATGCAGATGGGTGGTGATCCTGCACAGCAACAGACACCTACTGGTGAAATGGGATTTGTTGGAGGACCTCCTGATCAATTTACCGAACAACAAACTATAGCCGATGATGTGCCTAAAACAGTTCCTGAAGGAGCATTTGTAATCAATGCACCTGCTGTGGAGTTTGCAGGCAAAGAAGATATAAAACAAATGTTGATTAAAGCTTATGAGATAGTTGCTCAAAAAGATATTGACGCAGGGGTTGACAAATCTCCTACAGCTACTAAAATACCAAGTAAGGAACAAGTTGATATAATGATCTCACGAGGAGAGGTTATTGTACCCCCAGAAATTGCTAAAGTAATAGGCTACGACAGATTAGAAAAGATAAATAATCGTGGTAAAAAAGAAGTAGCACGTAGGCAAGAAGAATCACAAAAAGAAGAAAAACCACAAGCTAAAACTGTAGCAAAGGGTGGTTTTATAAATATGCAAAATGGTGGTAAAATCGACATGCAAGAAAATATTGCTAGTTTTCTAGGTGTTTTAGATGACGCAAATGAAGCTAGTAAAAACTCTAGAATATATACAAAAATATACAAGCCAAAAGATGATGATAAAACAGAAGATATGGTAAGACATATGTTAGGCAGTGGTTATATGGCTGATAATCTATTAGGGTCATTTGCGTTTGATTTTAAGGAAGAAGCGAATAGACCGTTTGGAAAGTTGTATGATAAAGCTTATAAAGTAGTAACAGGTAAAGATGTTTTTGTGCCTGAGTATGACAAAACTATACGAAAAGAATCTAGTATAGATTTAAATAATAATGAGTATGGTCGGTTATTAAGAAAAAAATATCCTGACAAAGAAGAGTTTACAAAACAAGTTTTTTCAATAGCATCAGCTATGGCTAAAGGAGCAGACCCATCAGAGTTTGCTATCGGTGACATACAGCCACAACTAAGTTTAGGATCTAGAATCTTAGATAAGGCAGGTGCTGATAAAGATATTGCAATCAGAGAAAAGTTAAGAAAAGGAGCAGAAGAAGGAGCTTTTGATCCTTTTGCTGATTACAATAAACAAGGTGATTTACAAAATTAATCAGCTACCCACATAAGTGGCCCTGATGAACCGAAGCAGCTACCCACAGCCAGTGGCACTGCAAGATGAGGTGTAAAATAATGGCAAAACAAGTAAAAGGTGCGAGAGCAAATAAACCTAATGATTCCTTTGGAACAATAAACAATCCTAATCTTTATCGTGGTAAGTATCGTGAAGATGTTTACAAAGATGACGAAGAGGAAAATACAGAAGCTAAATCCAAAGAAGTTGGCACTGAACAAGCAGCTACCCAACAAGATAAAGGATTTGTAGAGACTAAAACTGAAGAAACTCAAGAGTCTCACGATTATAAAAAACGTTATGATGATTTGAAAAAACATTATGACAACAAGCTTCAAGAATGGAAGAATGAGAAAGAAGCACTAGAAGCAACTGCTGAAAAGATGGATCTTGATCCTTCCGTTAAGTTACCTAAAAGTCCTGAAGAGCTTGAGCAATTCAAGGAAAAGTACCCTGATGTATATGCTGTAGTGCAAACTGTAGCAACAATGCAAGCTCAAGAACAATCAAAGACTTTACAAAGTGAACTTGAAACTTTAAAAAATCGTGAAAAAGATTTGGTAGTTCAAAGTGCTTATAAAGAGTTACTGAACGCCCATCCTGACTTTCCAGAGTTTAAAGATGACGAAAAGTTTCTTTTATGGTTAGACGAACAACCTGCTTCTATATCGGAAGGTATTACTAAAAACAATACTGATCCGAAATGGGCGACAAGAGTTCTTGATCTTTACAAAGCCGATACAGGCAAAACAACTAAGAAGCCTTCGCAAAGACAACAAGCTTCTGCTGCAGAATCAATAAATACTAATAGATCTCGAGAGGTAAAAACTGATTCGCAAAAGGGCAAAAAGATTTGGAAGGGTTCTGACATCGCCAGACTTAAACCGTGGGAGTTTGAGAAGTTTGAAACTGATATAGACTTAGCACGGCAAGAAGGGCGAATTGATATGAACAGCTAAAACCTCAAAAAAGGAGAGAGAAAATGGCTTTCGGAACTGCTGCAGGATACGGAAATTTACCTTCTGGTAATTTCGCTCCTCAGATATTTAGCCAAAAAGTTCTCAAGTTCTTCAGACGTGCTTCGGTTGCAGAAGATATTACGAATACTGATTACACAGGAGAGATTGAAAACTTTGGCGACACTGTGAATATTATCAAAGAACCAACAATAACTGTATCCAGTTATACAAGAGGTTCTGTGGTAAATACTCAAAACTTGGCTGACGATCAAATTACATTGACCGTTGACCAAGCAAACGCATTTGCATTTAAGATCGATGACATCGAAGAGAGACACTCTCATGTCAACTTTGAAGCATTAGCAACTTCATCAGGTGCTTTTTCTTTAAAGAGAAAATACGATGCAAATGTGTTACAAGCTTTATCAGACGGTGCAGGTATTGCAGGTGCTGATGATGCAAGTTTATCAGGTGGTTTAACAACTACTAATACATCTTTAGGTACAGCATCTAGTCCTATTAACGTAGAGACAGATGATGCAGGTATCAACCTCATGCTACTAATGGCAAGAGTGCTTGACGACCAGTCTGTACCAGAAGAGAACAGATGGTTTGTTGCACCTCCGATCTTCTACGAGAAGATGTTTCAAGCAGGTAACAAGATTGCAGAAGTACAGGTAACTGGCGATGCTTCTTCTAACCTAAGAAACGGACTTGCAACTCCGGGTACACTTGCAGGATTTACATGTTATAAATCTACTGCACTAAATAGCACAAGTGGAACTGACCAAGTTACAATGACAGGCTTAGCAACAGATGCTTCTGAGAATATCATTTTAGCAGGTCACATCTCCGCTGCAGCTACAGCGTCTCACATCGCAAAGACCGAAGTGGTACGTTCAACTGAATCATTCTCTGACGTTGTTAGAGGACTACATGTTTTTGGTAGAAAAGTTCTTAGACCAGAAGCATTAGTTCGTGGCGTCATTGACTTCGCTTAATAGGGAGGATTAACTATGGCTACTTATGATAGAACCATCACTGGTGGTGGCACAGTAGGGCATCCGGGTAATCTACCTAGACCCTATGTAATTACATCTCCTGTCTATGATGCAGTTGACAATACTTCATTAGCAGGCGATGACGTTGTTAAGTTAATTGATTTACCTGCTGATAGCATGGTCATTGGTGGAACATTAGAAGTTCTTGAAGCTTCTGGTAACGCTAATGTTACTCTTGATGTGGGTACATCAACTGACGTTGACGCTTTTGTTGACGGTGGTGCATCTAATGCCGCTGCTGACATTCAGTTCAACCTGAAGGCTGCAGGTGGTAATATAGTTACCTCTGCCGATTCTGTTCAAGTGACAATACTTGATTCAGGATCTTCAGGAACAACTGCGTTACGTTTCAGAGTACACGCTGTAATTTGTGACATCTCTGTAAACCCTGTTGAATCTGCTACAGTTTCAACTGGAACATAAAACTATTATAGGAGAGCAGGGCAACTTGCTCTCTTATCTTCTAAGGGGGTAAATGTCATATATGCGAGGGTAACGTATGTCATACCTAATAAGTAATATACCACACTTTAAGTGTTGGGTGCGAAAAGAATTTACACA